CTTATGAGGAACCTAAAAAACCTATAGCCCGTTGTCTTAATTGTCCAAATCCCAGGGTTAGCAAGGATAATCTATGCTCCGGCTGTCAGGATTTGAAGGATAAGGGATATAAGCTGGTTTATTATGAGAGGTATTTAAAAAGAAACCGACGTTCCAAAGACTATGAGATATATATTAAGAGAAGACGTAGGAAACGGGAGTTGATCGCTGGGAAGAAAAAAGATACCGATGGTTTTAGACTGTTTAGCCAGAGGTTTATTGATAAATTAGATGAGATACTATGAAGCTACTAATACAGATACCACTTAAAAACAGTATGATGAAAAAGATTAAAAGGGGCGAGGTGGTACGTGCCGTACACCACCTGGACGATCTGGACATCTGCACGGAAATAAAAAAGGGTGACGTGGAAAACATCACCCTTAGTATGATAGAAGATTGAACCCCTACGTCTACATATAATCAGTCTCTACTAATAACCCTTCCCCATATAGCTTATAAGCAAACTTAACACACTTAATAGCCTGGGAAGACATGGCCTTCTTCCCGGATTCAATTTCGCTGATTCTATGCTTAGAGGAATAGCCCAGGAGTTTAGCCATCTTTTCCTGGCTAATCCCCATTGCGGTTCGTATCTCTTTTAATTCACTTCCCCAGTTCACGTTCATAATTTACGACTTCTTATTGATTTTACGTAGAATTAACCTATACTTCCCACCTATACGAGTAACAACCAATACAACCATCATTCACCCCCTTCAGCAATATCCCCAGCAGGCACAGAGTACCAATCAGGGGAGTTACATCCACCACAAGTAAAATCAGGCTTTGGCGTAGGCATACTAACAAACACTATACCAGCTACTACCATAGCCAGGCAAAACCCAACAGTAAAAAAGTAGAAATTATCGTTTCTCATCTATTTAGTCTCCTTATTATTAATTTCTTCAAGAGAGTCGGAGCAAGTCCATTCGCCTGTTTCTTTGTCTCTCCAAACATCTAAAGACTCCCTGTACTGCTCATTGCGAGTATCGTCTTGGCATCCAAAGTCTATATTGACTACATAATACTCGTCTTGACCCATCCACTCATCACCCATCTCTTCATCAATTTCTGCTCTGCTCCATATTCCGTTAGTAGATTTATGGTAGTTTCTATACAGAACATTGAGTCCGACTCCATCTATGTATTTCTGCAATCCGTCAGGTAGCTCAGGTTCCTTTTTACTTGGTGATGGAATTTTAGCCATTTCTATCTCCCGTAGTACATATTCTAAAGCTTCAATCCATCCTTGAATATTTCTATCTTCCTCACCACCACAACAGTATGTGTCTCTTTCAGTCGCTAAAGTCTCCTCTATACCGACTCTCAGCTCTTTTATATATGATTCTACGGCATCATTTGTTAGCCCTAGTATTTTATCAGTTTTCTTCATTTTTGCTTCTCCTAAGTTAAGTGACCAGTCTCATCAGACAGGGTAGGTCAGTCCCCTGTGACCCCCATAAAGGGGGTTTCGACTATTTATACTTCATCCATAGCATACTCATTCTCACGGATAATAGTCCGATAAGAACTCTTTTTGTCCTTACCCTGGCTAGTGTGCATAGTGACTTCGTTATACTTTCCACCACGTTCACCTCTTGTTTCTTCCTGGGATATTTGGCCTATGTATTCGGCTCGGTCAGTCTTGCCATCACCTATCCACATAGTGGTGGTAGATGCTGATGCAGTACCATCATAACAAACATTGTCTTGAACTCTAAGAAATAGAGATAGGCCATTGACTAACTTAACTTCGGTAGTACGCCATTTAACACTACAGCTATCCTCATAGCTATGGTTGGCCTGGACTGTTTTTAACTCATTGAACTCCTCACATCTAAAGTTCTGAGGGTCATTTGCTCTTCGGTCTTCTTTTGTATTCTTCATTTGCTTCTCCAGTTTAAATTAAGCCGTTGTTGGCTACCGGAAAGTTACGTTAAGAGTAACTATTACTTGCAAGAAAAATCTTTCGCATAGCATAACTCCCCGATATGAAAAAAAGTTACTCACCTATTATCAAATAGGGAAACTATGACCTACAATCAGTGTTATAATATGTATATGATAGAGACTTTATTCTTTATAGGTGGTGTACTGACAGGCGTAATAGCGGTTCACACGGGCTATTTTGCAGGTACAAAGATCGTGCAAAAGACTTACGTAGAATTAACCCAGCTCCCCGATGAAATACAAAACACTATAGATAGAGAACAACAACAATCCCTTAAAGATGATGATGGCTATGACTGGGACTCTTACGATACATATATCACCAGGATTGAAGATGGCTCAGATGATGTCCCAGAGAGCTAAAGGACAACTAAGCAGACTAATACAAACCAACGCACATTTCCAATGCGAGAGATGTGGAAAGCAAATAAGAAATGCCGGACTATATGAATTCAGACCACAACAGTATATAAGTGACCGACTCCCAGAAACTAAACGAGTCTGCCGAAACTGTTGTTACTCTGAGAGCTTTGGTTCTAAGGGTTTAAATGTTAGGAAGAAGAACAATCAAATTGAACAACAATCACAAACAATATTACCACCCGTTATAAATGGATGATACGCTAGATAAGGTAGGGATAAAGACTGTGAAGACTGAGCCTAAAACAAGTAAGGGGGCTACAGACGAGAAAGTACCCGTAAAACAAGCATCTACTAAGGTGGAGCGTGACGCTCGTGGGAGATTGCTCCCTGGAAGCACTGCCAACCCCAATGGAAGGCCACCTGCAAACCAGACTATTGTAGATAGGTTNAGGTCTAACGAGAAGGCTCAAAGCGTCATAAATAAGCTTATTAACGTCGCTAGTACCATAGATGACCCTAAGCCCCATAAGGACGCTATATCAGCGTGTAAGATGATTGTAGAGCGTCTACTACCATCACTAAAGGCTAGTGAGCTAAGGGTGGATACAGATAACGACCAGGGCTTTGTATTATTGCCTACACCAGAGGAACCAGACAAAGAATGAATACACGGATAGACTATCCTTGTTTTACCGAAGAGAAGGTTGATATTTGTGCCTTAAATGGGTCAATTATCCCCAGGGAAACGTGTTTTCGATTTAGCAAAATCCGAGTCGGCAAGCTGACGTATACCCATATAGATGCTCAACAGTAGGATATGGAATACTTAACAACAAAGGTGTGTCAATATATTAATTTTCTTTTTTTGGTAGATAACACTCCAAGGTTTCGATTGTTTTTAGATGAAGCTGGAAATTTAATTGAAATGACCGAAGATGGAATACATTGTGGATAAAAATAATAAAAAGGAAATATAAAAATGACAGAGAAAACTCTAACGTATTATGAAGCTAGGCTTGATGAGCTTAAAAGAAAAAGAAAGCAACTGAAGTTTCAAAGGATTGTTTCCAGTGCAAGATTGGATTCAGATGCTATTCAGGGATTCAAAACAGATTCTACGCAATATAAAAGTTGGGAGTCACAGGTAAAGGATATTGATAAACAGATGGCCCGTATAAAGCGAGCTATAGAAGCTGGGAAAAAGAAACCGGGTTCTAAAAAATAAATGAAGGTTTTATTAGACCACTATAGGAATATCGTGTGAAGGTCTTACTAAACCATTCCAGGAATATTATTTGAAGGTTTTATGGCAGCCAAACCCAGGGCAACAAACAAAGGCTCTAAAAATTGACGAATCGTGCTTTGAAATATTATACGGTGGTGCAAGAGGTGGTGGAAAAACTGATGCTGGTATTGCGTGGATGCTTAAAGGGACTGCTGATCCTGGTTTCACTGGGCTTGTTATTCGTCGGAACCATACTGATTTGCGTCAGTGGATTGATCGAGCAAAGGAGCTTTACCCCAATGCAAAGGTATCTGGCAAGCCTTCAATATTTGAGTTCCCGAATGGGAGCAAAATCTACACGGGACACCTAAAGGACCAAGATGCATACAGTCAGTTCCAGGGATGGGAATTACAAAGAATTTTAATTGAAGAAGCAGGACAAATACCAAGTGAGGAATTTTATTTAAAATTGATATCATCGGCACGATCAACTATAAGTATACGGCCCCAGGTTTTCTTAACAGCTAATCCTGGTGGTGTTGGTCATAACTGGCTGAAGAAACGCTTTCAGATAGGTCAAAAAGCTCCAAATAAGGCATTTAAGGACCCCGTTAGTGAAAGATATAGGATATACGTGCCAGCAACCATTGATGACAATCCAATTTTGTCCCAGGCTGACCCTGAGTATGTTAAATATTTGGATAGTTTGCCGGAGCCTATGAGAAGTGCCTGGCGTTATGGTGATTGGGATATTTTTGCTGGACAATATTTTTCAGAATGGAATCCAGCATATCACGTTATGGATGAAAAGGCAGCTAAGAAATTAGGATATGGACAAGAACACAATCATAAATATATTGGGATTGACTGGGGTTTTGCAGCTCCATATGCAGCCATCTTTATGGAAGCTACTGACAAAGGTAGAGTTTTTATTTTTGACGAATTATATGGAAAAGAGAGCCATCCAATGGAAGTGGGTGAAAGGATTGCTAAGAAGTGCCAGGGGCACAGTATAGAAATGTCACTAGGTGATCCATCTATGTGGACAAGAAATCCAATGTCCTGGAGAGCTGAACACGCTGCAATGTATACAGATGCTACAATTGCCCACGCTATGATGGGAAATGCAGAACAGCCTTTTGTACCGAATCTTTGTCCAGCTAATAACGATCGTGTTAACGGCTGGAGAAATATGGCACAGCTTATGAAGGTCACTGAGGGAAAAGATCCCAATTTTATTGTTATTAAAGGTGCTGCTCCAAATTTAGTTAGAACAATCCCGGAGATGATATGCGATGAAAAACGTCCTGAAGATTTGGATACGACTTTGGAGGACCATGCAGTTGACGCTTGCCGTTATGGTTTATCTCACGTCCAGGCTCCTGATCGTCCTAAGAAAAAAGTTTCAAAGGAAAGAGAAAGATATGAAGCTTTAATTAACCCAGAACCAAAGAATTGGAATTATGACTGGAAAGATTAAGAAAAATTATACAACTGAATTTTTTGGTAGAGTACGTGGAGACTTTAACATCTCTCCACAAGGCTATCACAGTGCCTGGAGAAAACAAGCAGGTGCACGTAAATCATTTGTAGGTCCCTGGGATTATGCAGGAATTACAAGTGGCGGACTTAAAAGTAAATTTGTTTCACCCCAGGAACAGCCCACAAGCCGAAGGCTAGAATCTGCATCCATTCAGCGTGGTGGTTTTGTTTCACCACAAAATCAATCCATGGGAAGTAAATCAAGTAGGGGATTTATATCACCTGTGAATGATATTTCTGCTAGAAAAACTAAAACATACAAGTTTGGTGCTAACCGTACCCAGGCTATAAGCGAGGAATAGTATGCCTAAACTCGGTAAGAAACGCTATGGATATAATAAACAGGGAATGCAGGATTATATAAAAGCCCTGAGAAGAAAACGTGCCCTAAAACGTAAGACAGGCACAATAAGATATGGAGATCGACAAATTGACTAAAGATTATCCAGATGTAAATATGGACAATTATGATTCAGACGAACTTTCCAAGGTTAAGAAATTGGAGAAGATGTTTGAATCTGCAAAGGAAGCACGTAAATCTAAAATGCCTAGGTGGAGACGGAATGAGGAACTGGTTGAAGGCAAATTTTTAAAACCCTTTAACCTTCCAAAATATAAAAGCCGTATTGAACCCAATGTGGTTCACAGTGTTATTGAGACTATGTATTCAATATTAACTGATCGTCCTCCAAAGGTTGATGTGATGCCTAAACGTGAAGATCAGATTATGACTGCATACCAAGCACAGGAAGCAGTTGATTGGACTATGAAGGAAAAGAAAGCCCAGCGTGCTATATCGGCTATGAAACGTGATGGTCTTATTTATGGGAATGGATTTTTAAAAATTGTTATGGTTGATGGTGAGATTGAATATGTAGTGCCTGATCCATTTACTATCTACATAGACGCTCTAGCTACATCTATTGATACAGCACAGTGTGTTATTTTCGCAACGCCAACGTATGTCCAGGATATAAANGATCANTACGGTAAGCAGGTAGCAGCCGAAGGCAACCTGGATGAGAATCGTTCATTTGTGAAGGCCGCTGACAAGTATGCTACCGATAAAGTTAACTTAGATGATTTAGAGAGTCGTGGACCACAAGACGATCAGATACTTTCTGATTACCGTGGTGGCCAGGCACTGTTAAAAGAGGGATGGTATTTTGAAAAGGGTAAACTCAAACTAGCCACCTGGTGTGGCGATCAACTCCTCCAGTATGAGGATGCCCCATATGATTTCATCCCTCTAGTATCATTCCAAAATTATCCAACAGCTCACAGCGTATGGGGTAAGGGAGAACCTGAAGCCATCGAGTCACTTGCAACCGGGGCTGCTATAATATTATCACAGGCAGCAGATAATCTTATTTATCACGGCAACCCAGCTATTGTTATGAGTAAATCCCTGGCAAAGATTTCAGGCAATAGACCGACCGATAAACCAGGTCAAATATTTTATACAAATGGACCACACGAAAGAATTGANAGAATGCCTGCCGGAAACATTTCATCCAGCAGCCTGCCTATGGCAGAGACAATGCTTAAACTGTGTGATACTGTATCAGGAGTACACGATATAACTCAGGGTAGAAATCCATCAGGAGTTACAGCAAGTCGGGCAATTTCACAGTTGCAGGAAGCTAGCCAGCAGGTTATCCGTGCCAAGGAAAGAGAGATAGGCACAGATGCTATTATTGATATTTACAAAATGACTCTCAGCCTGCTTGTTAATAATTATGAACACTCAATCTCTATCAGAAGATTTTCAGATGATGGGACTGGATATGAATTTAACGAAGTACAACCCTATGAGCTTAGTGCTGATATGGATTTTAAATATATACCAGGATCATCACTACCAGAGAGTAGAGCTGCAAGAATGGATCAGGCTATTGATCTGTTACAGCTTGGCCTATTAGATGCCGAGTCATTCTGGCGTTTCACACAGGCAGATATTACAAAGGATATCCTAAATCAAATTACAAGTGCCCGTGCAGAACAGCAAAAGCAAATGCAGGGTGAGATGGATATTATTGGGAAATCTACAGATGAAAATGAAATCTTAGAAGCACTACTTCGTCAGAGAGAATTATCTGGTGCAGCAGAGCAGACACGCCAAGTCCAAGTGGAGGGAACCCGTGCCGAAAACCAATAATCTAACAATGAAAAACTGGTGTAGGAAAAATGGGTATCCAGGTGTGACAAAGGAATGTATGCTAAATGCATTCAATTCAAATGATCCAGAGGTTCAGTCTCTGGCAAAACGTGAAAAACTAAAAGGCCTAGTGGCTGAAGGAAAATAAAATGG